CCCCGCCGATTTCCAGGGCATCAGGGTTGAAGCTGTTCCAGGAGGGCGTCTGTGCGCTGCCCGTATAGGTCAGGCTGCCGTTTTGCGAGGGGATGGCGTCGATGGTATTGGCCAGCTTCGTAATGGCCTCCAGGGCGGCGTCAGCGGCCACCATGGCCTGATCTGCCGACAGCCTGGCACCGGCTGCGTCCTGGGCGGCCTGCTGGGCGGCCCGGAGGGCGCGTTCCGCTTTGTCATCGGCGTCCTCGGCCACGCCCAGCGCCCTGCCGATGGCCGCTGTGTTATCATCGGCCTGCAGCTTGACGGCGTGGGTGTTCTCGATCAGCCGCTCCACCACCGGGTTGACAATGGTGCTGGCCCGCACCGGGTCACTGTCCTGGATTTTCCTGATCTCCTCTGCGTTATAAACCGGGGCTTCCGGGAGAGTGTAATATTCCTCTGCCATTCTCAGTTCCCTCCTGGTTAAAATTCATCGTCGAACTCAAAGGTAAAGCTGACGCCCGCATCCTTCTGCTTGGAGTACATGGTCTTGATGGCGGCCACGTCTCCCTCGCTGTCCACCAAGGCGGCCTCGTTGATGACCTCGCCCGCCAGGTCATCCTTGGGGATGGTCACCGCATAGCGGGCGGTGGTCTCCTCCGGGTAGGTCACGCTGTCCACCGGGTATCGGGCGATCTCCGTGTTCAGGGCCGTCTGCGCCTCTGAAGGCGCGATAGGCTCACCACTGAGGTTTACGCCTCCGCTGCCAAAGGCGATGTGGGTGATGATGGGCAGCGGCTTTGTGGCGTCACTGGACGCCTGGCAGAACTTGATGCGCCGGGTCCTGGTAATCACGCTGTTTTCATTCATCTATAACTCCTCCTGCGTGTGCTGCGCGTTAAATTTCCGGGAGCCGTCAAAGGCAACGGTGCCATCAAAGGCGCACCAATCGTCTATGGTCACAGTGCCGGTGATCACTTCCCGGTTTAAAAATGATGTTCTGAATGCGGCCCGCCAGAAGCTGATCCCATCAGGAGCCTGGTTGAACTGGCTGGAGCCGTCGAAATGAATGCTGCCATCAAAGCGGATGACTGGCGTTCCCCTGGAGTTGGAGCAGGAGAAACGCATGGCCAGCCGGTGAAAGACCAGGCGGTTCTCATGCACCAGCGGGGTGGGCCGAAAGGCCGCGATGATGTCAAAGAGCAGGTGGGCGGGCTTGATCTCCTCAATCTGCCGGATCAGTTCCTGCACGTCGGCGGTGGCGTCGGTAGGCAGCAGCTTGATTAGCACGGAAAAGGCGTAGTCCTCAAAATGCTCTATCACATCGCCCTCCCGCCCGGTGATGATCTCCACCATATCCCGGATGGCCCGCACGGTGGTGGTTCCCCGTGTGTTCAGCTTGGCCAGCACCCTGGCCCGGCGCACCTCCAGGCTCTCCGTGGTATTGACGGGCAGGGCAAAAAGACGCTCATGGCGGGGGAGCAGGTGGGTGCTGGTGCTGATGGTCAGCTGGTTCTCCAGCGCCGCGATGGTGCGCTGGGTTTGGTCCAGTTCAGCCTGCTCCGCTGCCAGCAGGTCAGCCATCTGCTCCATGGTCCGCACCCGTTTGGGAAGCATGAACCTGTCATTGATTGCCACTGACGGCCACCTCCCCCAGGGAGAAATATTCCTCATAATCGGAGGTCAGCGAGGTCAGGCCGCCGTTCAGCGTGTAGCTGATAATATCGGCCACACCCTCCACACCGAAGATCAAATCACCGATGCGGTAATAGCTGATGCTGCTCTGCCGTCCCTCATCCTTCAGGGTGGGCGGGGTGCTGAAGTCCTCCCGGTTCACGCTGTCCACATACCGCTGCAGCGCCGTCTGGATGTTCTGCCGGATGTCGGTCAGGCTGTAGCCGCTGGCCACCACCACCGTCACTTCCACAGCGACGGCCTTGGGGGTGGCTGCCGCCACCGTGACCGCCGCGCCGATCTGGCGCTCCTCCTCGATGTGGGCTTTGACGTTGCCCAGGATCACATCATCCGGGGCGGCGTATTGGTCGGACAGGACGATCACCCGCACCTTGCCAGAGCCGCAGACCTCCGCGCCCAGGCACTTGGCCCCGCCCACGCCTGACACCTGCTTGGCCCAATAGATAAAATGATTTCGGTTGCCGCTGGTGATGGGCTGGCGTATCTTCTCCAGGATGCGGCTCCTGAAGGAGTCATCGCTCTCGGCCTGGGTGCCGCCGCCGAAAGGGGCGGTGTTGGTAACAGACTTTACTCCGTCGATGGCCACGCGCAGGACGCTGATGGTTTCGGCGGCCACATTGCCCGCCGTCCCCTCTGTCTGGCACCGCGCTCCCACCTCGCAGTAGCCCTCGGCGCTGATCCGGGCCGCTGCCGTGGTTTCAAACACCAGGCTGCCGTACAGGGCCTCGGTGCCAATGGGGATCGCCGTCCCCGGCTCCCCAGTGAACAGGAGGTTGCCCACCGCCGCTTCTGCGGGGTTCCTGGTCTCATTGTAGTCCAGGGCCTTGCGGTCCAGATACTCACCCTCGGCGGTGTCCAGCAGCACCCGGTCAGGGATGGGCTTCACCTCCATCAGGTCCAGGCGGGCCAGTTCCTCCGACACCGCCTGGGCGTTATCCATGCAAAAACCGCCCTCCAGCCTATTGGCGGGGTTCTGCAGGCTGTTGCGGATACGCTGCAGCACCGCGCTGGCGCTGAAGTCCATGGTTTCCTCCATCATGCCACTTTCACCCCCTTGGCCTCCCATGTGATTTGGTCTTTTCCGTACACCGTGGTGCAGTCAAACTCCACCCGCACCCCGCTGCCGGATTGCTCAAATTGAAAATTGCTCAGTTCCTCAATGTACGGGTTTACCATCAGCGCCTCGATGATAAACCG